TAAGTATAGGATTAGAAGGAAATTCTTTTAGAAGATACATAAATGAAAATATTAATTTGCAAGGCATACCATCTGGATTACAACCTGGAAGTTTTGTTTATTTTACAATTGAGCCAAAGAGTAGTCTTTTAGAATTTGGCGCAGGGTCCAATTTTAATAATCAAAGATATATTACATCTTTAAGAGCTAAGCCATATATGGTTGTTTTAAATGATGCAAACAAAGATAATAGTTATGAAAGAACTCCATCAAATCTTTTTACAGGAGTATCTGGAAATAATAATTTTGTTAGATTTCATCCAAGTAGTAGATATGGCAATCTAGCATTACAATCAATTAGATTTCATCCAATTATAGGAAATGGTTACAAGGATTATTTAATCGGTAGCGGCTCGGATACTTACGTGCAACCTAAAAATCATCATTTAGAAACATTCATGAATTTTACAATTAGAAATACTTCTAAATCTTTCTATACGCAATCTTCTAGGGCTATATTGCCATCAGCTTTTACTCCAATTACATCTGGAATAGGGCTTTTTGTTACAGGAACAGTAGAGCCAGAAGCAAATGGCACATACGTAAGCTTAACTCAAACAGCACATGATTACAATATAGCTACAGATTATGTGAACGAAAATAATTGGAGATTACATAGATTAACTATTAATTTATATGGTGGAGGATCTGAAACTAAATGGACAATTAGCAGACCTTCGAGCGCCACATCTCAAAATATTGATAATCTAAATGCGTGGAGAATGGCAACTTCCACAGAACACTTTACTCCAGTTTATAGACAATCAGAAGATAATCCTACTCAACCTTTTAATGGAAGAAGAAGTGCAAATCCAGCTCTCATAGGATATCTGCCGGGGACGAACGAGTTGGGGCCACATACGATCATCTTCATCCTTCCTCAAGGTTCTTGGCAGAAGATTGATGATCCCTCTATAACTATCTCAGTCCACGAACTTGTTCAAGGCAATGCTTCGTACGCCAATCAAGCTTGTAAAAATATATTATATCATGCAGCAGGTGGCTGGAATAACTTTAACAACACAACCCAAAGACCTTCTGGAGCATATATAGATGCTAGATTAATCAATAACCTTAAATTAAATTATGGGGTAATTAATAATAAATGTAAGTTTGTAATTAATGTATATCCTTACTCTCCCAATGATAATAATAGTTATGCCGATGTTAGAAATTTATTTTTACCAAGATTTATATACAATAATCAAGAAAACTGGTTAGTTTTTCCTGATGCTTTGGGAAATTATTCTTCAATAGGTCCAGGACAAAGATTAGCACAGGTTCATAAAATATATTTTAAAAGACCTCTATCCGCAAACTTACATCAAGCAAAGAAAGTAAGTGCAAAATTTAATTTTGAAGCTGATTCAAAGGTGGGAGGCGTGCATAAAGTTAGAACAAATTATTGGCCGATAACAGAATATTTTTATACTGGATATTCAAGGCTAATACAATGTTTTGATCAGAGAGATTCTGATAATTATGGATCTACTGCATTTTATAGTATCTCTGGCAAGCATTACGCTTTTGATCAGAATGAGATCTTTATATATAAAAGTCGTCCAGACTTAAATAATCCCAGCATACCAAATGTGGTCAAATGGTAATTTTATGAATTATATTTTTTACAGCTCTAATAACGTGACTATCTCGACAGGGTCCTCTCAAGGACTCAATCGAAGAGTCAAGAGAGTGGGGGCGAAAACGGCGCAAGTCGGAACGCCGACCTTCTCATGTGATTTCCTTGGGGGCTGGCAACAGCCTGGAGGGGGTCACGTTATTAGAGGGAATTTTTGGAGCATGAAATAAAATGGATTCAAAAATAGAAAGAATTGATGTAGAGTATGTTATTTTAGACGATAAACTTTTAGAGTCTCGTAACCAAAGATTGTATTTTAACGACAAACAAATACTTATTGAAGGAGACGTCGTATCTGGAGGTGGAGGAAGTGCTTCGGTCGGCTTAATTAGAGAAATTACGTTCAAGGGTCAATTTTTATTTTAATAAATATTAAATTTTTCATATAATAATATATATGAGAAAATACTGTCAAAAGTGTGGTGCGCCCACGGAATATACTTTAACCAAACCAAAATATTGTAGTAAATGCGGCAATCCATTTGATATAGTATATGATTTAAAATCCACAAAAAAAATATCAAAAATAGAAATTGATGAAGATTTAGATAATAACTTATCTGAGTCTTCAGAGGCTTACAAAAGCATGCAAGCCTTAGAGTTTGATGAACTTATAGCTTCAAAATTAAAGGGTGAAAAGCTAGAAGATGTTATAAAACAGAATATATCGCCTTCAAGAAAAGGCAAAAGAAAAAAGATTAAAATATCAAAATCAGAGACAGATAGAATTTTTAAAGAAACACTTAACGAAGCAAAAACTCTAAGACCTAAAAAATGATTAAAAAGTTTAAATTTGAGGATAAGATTAATGAAATTAATCAAGAGATCCTCAAAAGAAGAAATAAATGGAATCTAACGAGCATATCATGGATGGATTTTAATGATGTTTCTCAAATATTAAGAATACATATTAATAATAAATGGACTCAATATGACCAAAAACAACCATTAGCGCCATGGGTTAATAGAATTATAACAAATCAAATAAAAAATTTAATTAGAAATAATTACGGTAATTTTTCTAGACCATGTTTAAAATGTTCAGCTTATGAAGGAGAAAATTTATGTTCTATTTATGGCAAACAATCAACAGCATGCGCTTTATACGCAAAATGGGCAAAGTCAAAGAAAAGCGCATATGATACTAAATTACCGGTAAGCATAGAAAATCATCATCAAGAAGTTAACAATACGCCAGTAGATACAATTAATTTTGAAAAAAGTATTAATAATATACATTTAAAAATGCAAGTAAAATTAAAACCAAATGAGTGGATATATTATAAAATGGTTTATATAGATAATAGATCTGAAATTGAAGCAGCGAGAGCTTTGGGTTATAAAACCACAGAAAAAGATAGAGATATAGGATATAAACAAATTAAGAATCTTAGAAAAAGTATTGTTGCCAAGGTAAAAAAATATATTTATAACGACGAAATAGATATTCTATGAAAGATGTGCAAATAATATTATCTAAAGATCAAGAAGTTCTTTTGTTAAAAGAATGGAATAATCGACCAGATAATCCACCCTCTTTAGTAGAATTAGTAAAATTAGCTTTTAATAGAGATGATTTAGATGGTAGGAGCAAAGAGGGAAAGGCTGTAAAAGAATTTTTAGCCTCAAGACAAATAAAACCTAAAAAAAGCCACGAATATCAACCAAAGGGATTTCTAGATTTATCTTTGGAGCAAAAAGAATACATCTCTAATAATTGTCAAACTATGACTGGCCTAGAAATGGCAAAAATTTTATTTAAAAATGAAACTTTAACTAATCTTTCACAGGAAACTAGAACAATTTTAGAGTACATGAAAACAATACCGAATAATATAAAATTTAATCAGGTAGAAAATGAAAATATTTCGACTGAAGAATATCGCCCACCTCGCAGCGAAGAGAGGATGATAGCTAAAATTAATAAGTATGTATTAGATGGAGTTGATAAAAGTAAAATGACGCATAAGGTTAGAAAAGATATTAGCTCTTTGATTGGATACATGAATACCTTTAGATTCTCTCATCAAATTAATCTTTACGAAGACGAAAGAGACAGAGAATTATTTGAGAGCAGTTTTGTGAGATATACTTATGACAAAAGCGATCTGTCTCAAGAAGAAGTAGATCAATATATTGTACTTGCGACAGAAGTTGTTATATCTTCGAATATTCAACAAACAATTAATGTATTACAGAATCAAATTGATATAGCGATACAAGAAGATGGCAAAATTCCTATGGCTCTTGTAGAAGCGAGTAACACAGCCAGGAAAGAGTATAATGACTGCGTTAATCGGCAGCAAAAACTTCTTAACGATCTTAAAGTCAAAAGAAGTGAAAAACTTAGTAAGCAAGTCAAAGATACAGCGTCAATTATTAATTTAGTTCAAATGTGGAAAGAAGAAGAAAGCAGACAAAAACTTATTAAAATGGCAGAAATGAGAAAACAAATTGTTGAAAAAGAGATTGATAGGTTATCTTCAATGGACGAAGTCAAATGTAAAATTCTAGGCATTTCTAAAGATGAGATTTTAAATGGATGAGTGTTATATGTAAAATAGACGGTAAAGAATTTAAAGATGAAAAAAGTCTTCATCTTGCACTTCGTGGCTATGGTTTAAATAAAGAAAAATATTACCATAAATATTTTCCCCGAAAAGATCTTTTGACTGGAGAAATAATTAATTTTAAAAATAAAGAACAATATTTCAACAATGATTTTAATGATAAAAATAATATGAAACGATGGCTTAAAGAACAACCGATCGAAAGTGCTAGAGATTATTGCAAACAACTTCTTATAAAAAGAAGAAAAGATAAGGATTTAATTTATAGTCCATCTCAAGTAGAGCTTAGGTCGATAATGAGCCCATCAATAATTTTTTATAATAAAATATTTAATGATTATTACGAGCTTTGCTCCTCTCTAAAATTAAAAATAAATTTATTCACCCAAATAATATTTCTAATCAATTTAAAAATAAATTAGGGTTGCACGATACAATGTTCGTTGATACAAGAGAGCGAAATTGGCTAAGATTTAATATGCCTACGGAACTTAAAACTTTAAAATTTGGAGACTATACCTCAAGTTTAGATGATAAGTGCTACGTAGAAAGGAAAAGTTTGAGCGATTTTATAAGCACCCTAAGTATTAAAAATTTTAATAGATTTAAAGCAGAAATAGAAAAAGCAAAATCTAATAATAGCTATTTGATAGTAATTATTGAAGAAAAATTATCAAACGCCATGAGTTTTCCCTATCTACCTCACATAAGCAAAAATATAAAAGCCTCTCCAGAGTATATATTCCATAATGTAAGACTTTTATTGCAAAATTATGATAATTTGCAGTTTCTTTTTGTTGATGGAAGAGATGAAATGAAAAGAGTTATACAGGGCATTTTCTCATCTGAACAATTTTATAAAAACATAGACTTGCAACTTGCGTACGATTTAAAAATTTTATGATGGCATGCCCCGACAAATATAATAAAGAAATTAAAAATATTAATGCTGAGCTTGCAGAATTAAAAGGATTTCTTAATGATAAGGAGGCTAAAATTACTTTAGCTAAATTTTTAAGAGCAAATATAGGGTTTACAACGGAACTTATTAGTGGAGTTAAGCTTGCTCCATATCAAGAAATACATTTAAAAGCTTTTTTTAATAGGAACTTTAATATGTGTGTTTTTGGTAGAGGTTGCGGTAAAAGTTTTATGGCTGCAGTTTTTTGCTTTCTTCAATGCGTATTTGAACCTAATACGAAAATCCTTATAGCTGGACCCACATTTAGAACAGCAAGATTTATATTTAATAATCTAGAGAAAATAGTCAATAGTCCAGGAGCAGAATTACTTGCTCAGTCTTTTGGTGCAAAAGCTAAAAGGAATGACCAATTTGAGTGGCAGATAAACGGGGGAAGTATTGTGGCGATTCCATTAAATGGAGAAAAAATACGAGGATTTCGAGCGAATGTTCTTGTACTCGACGAGTTTATGCTATTACCAGAAGAAATTATTAAAAATGTACTTATGCCATTTCTTGTTGCTCCTCAAAATATTAAAGAAAGAATGGAAATAAGAGAAATGGAAGACAAATTAATTTCAGAAAATCTTATGAAAGAAGAAGATAGAATGGTTTTCGAAAATACAAGCAAAATGCTAGCTTTTTCTTCAGCGAGTTTCACTTTTGAGAATTTATATAAAACCTATAATGAATGGATAGAAAAAATCTTAGACAAAGACCGTGGGGAAGCTACTTACTTTGTAAGTCAAATGAGCTACGAAGCTTTGCCGGAAGAGATGATAGATAAAACAATCATTGAAGAAGCTCAAAATGGAGGAGCAAGCCATAGCAGTTTTTTAAGAGAATATTGCGCAAGGTTTACAGATGGAAGTGATAGTTATTTTAATGCTAAAAAAATGGAGGATTGTACATTAAAAGTTGGCGAATCTCCGCATACCCTAATGAAAGGTGATGCAAAAAAGAAATATATATTAGGTATTGACCCTAATATGAGTGATAGCCCAAACGCAGATTATTTTGCGATGGCTATATTAGAAAGAGATGAAGAGACTGGTCAAGGGACCCTAGTGCATACCTACGCAGGACTTGGTAATTTAAAAAATCATGTAAGCTATTTATATTATATTTTAAAAAATTTTAATATAGAATTAATTATTATAGATAACGCTGGGGCAGATGTTTTTTTATCTGCTTGCAATCAATCTGAAATTTTTAAAAAAGAAAAATTAGATATAAAGACATTTGATTTTGATAGTGATCTAGATGGACAAGATTACGATTTAATGGTAAAAAATGCGAGAAGAAAATATAATCTTGAAGAAAAAAAGATAGCCTTTAACCAGGTTTTCACGAACACTTTCATAAGAAAAAGCAATGAATATCTTCAGGCATGCATTGATTACAAAAGAATATGGTTTGGCAGTAAGACTTGTGCAAATGATGATTTTTTTAACAAGGAATTTAACTCAAACATCGATTTAAATTTCTTAAAATCTGAAGAAAAGAAAGATTGGAGTATGCTAGATTTTATTGAAAATCAGGATGATTTCATCTATCAAACGAAAAAACAGTGTGCGCTAGTAGAGCATTCTGCTACGGCTAGAGGAACTCAGACTTTTGACTTGCCTCAACATCTTAAAAGAAGCGTATCTGCAAATAAAGCTAGAAAAGACAATTATTCAGCTCTTTTATTAGCAAACTGGGGGCTTAAATGCTATAATGATATGATGAATACTCCAAAAGAAGATATATCCAGTTGTTTTGAACCAATAATGATTAGATAAGTGTAATATCATATATAAAATGAGTAAAAATAAGAAAAAATCACAAGATATAACCCCATTGATGGCTTATGGGGCCGCTTATAGCCCAAAAAATTATCTAGAGTCTTCTGCGTCAACGAATTCCAGAAGAAATGTGGCAGGGAACATCGAAAGAACGGATAGATTTACAAATATTGAAAAAGGATTAATACCATTCAAGCACTCCAATTACATAACTAATCTTTCTACTCTAGACGTGAAAGATGCTGTAGTTTTATGTCAAAAAGCTTATTATAACGTTGCAATATTTAGAAATACAATTGACTTGATGACAGAATTTTCTAGTAATAAAATTTACTTGACAGGAGGAAGTCAAAAAGCCAGAGAATTTTTTGAGGCATATTTTAGAAAAATTAATCTAGCAAGTTTTCAAGATCAATTTTTTAGAGAATATTATAGGAGCGGTAATGTATTTGTATATAAATTTGATGGAGATGTAAACGAAGAGCAATTAGTTAAAATTACCCAAACTTTTGGTTTAAATAAATTTAATATATCTTTATCTAATTTGAAACTACCTGTTAGATATACGATATTAAACCCTGCGGATGTTTATGCTGGAGGATCAATTAATTTTAATTCTAAAAGATTTTATAAAATATTAAGTGATTACGAACTCGAAAGATTACGCACTCCTAAAACGGAAGAAGATCAAGAAGTTTTAAATTCTCTAGATGAAGAAACTAGAGAAAGAATTAAAAATAAATCCAATGGAACAATTTTTATAAATCTAGATCCAGATAAACTTACGGCGGTCTTCTATAAAAAACAAGATTACGAACCTCTCGCAGTGCCCATGGGTTTTCCAGTCTTAGATGATATAAATTGGAAATTAGAGATGAAAAAAATGGACATGGCAGTTACGAGAACAACTCAGCAAGCTATTCTTTTGATAACCATGGGGGCAGAACCAGATAAAGGCGGAATAAATCAAAAAAATTTAGAATCAATGCAAAAACTTTTTGAAAATCAAAGCGTTGGCAGAGTTCTAATTGCAGATTATACAACAAAAGGGGAATTCATTATTCCCGATATTGCAGCAATCATTGGTCCTCAAAAATATGAAGTTGTTGATAGGGATATTCAGATAGGGCTAAATAATATTTTAATTGGAAATGAAAAATTTGCAAATCAAAGCATAAAAGTTCAAGTTTTTGTAGAAAGACTTAAACAAGCAAGAGAACATTTTATCAATGAATTCTTATCTCCAGAGATAAGGAGAATAAGTAAAGATTTAGGGTTTAAAAATTTTCCTACGCCACACTTTGAAGACATTGACCTCAAGGATGATGTTCAATATGCTAGAATTTATAATCGTCTAGTTGAACTTGGAATTTTAACTGCCGAAGAAGGATTAAAAGCTTTAGACACCGGTAGACTTCCAACTCCAGAAGAATCTCAAATTGCTCAAGAAAAATACAAAGAATTAAAAGATAAGGGCTTGTATCAACCCCTGATAGGTGGCCCAAAACTAGAGCCTGGAAGACCAGTTGGCTCATCTGGATCGCCTCAAACCACTAAAAATGTAAAACCTATTGGAACATCAAAAGCCTATTCTATTTTAAAAATAAAAGATAATATTTTAGCAGTTCAAGATCTCGAAGAAGAAGTCAAATCAGCGATAAGAACAAAAAATAATGTAAAAAAATTAAATAATATTCAAAAAGAACAGGCTGAAAAATTAACAGGTTTAATTATCGCTAATGAAAAACCAGAAAATTGGAAAAATGAAATATTAAATTACATAGATAGGCCTGTCGATAAAAATTTAAATCAGGTTAGAGAAATAGAAGAAATTTGCGGAGAGCATCAAATAAATTATTATTTGGGCAGTATTCTTTATCATAGCTCTAAAGTGTAAATTTATACAAGGTAAAAGGTATGCCTATTAATAGGACAATCTATAATGTTCAAGGGTTATTTTTAGCTCCTTACTCTGGAGAACCTCAACCATTTAATTTCCCAAACACAAGAGTTTTGAAGAGAATGGAAAAAGTAAATTCTGTTGATTATTCTATTTCCGAAGAGAGGCTAAATCTTTCAGCTTTTGGAATTAAAAGTTCAGTATTTCGTGGGGCCCCAAATGCGCCACAAGCCCAATTAGATTTTTCTTATATTCCAGATGGGTTTACAAATGAAGCAAGGTTAAATTTTGATGTTGCACACTTTTCTGGTAATAACTCGAGAATGTTTTCTGGATTATTTACTAATTCTGAACTTTTAAATAAAAGAGATTTTTATTTAGTTGTAAATGAAAATGGAACAGATTTATTTTCTCCGCAACCTTTTTCTGCCTCGACATTAAATCCGCTAAATATTAATCAGATTATAGACCAAAAAAGCTTAAGTTATAGCGTGATTCATTTTCAAAATTGTTATATAAAAAATTATTCTTTTAGTTGTAGCGTTGGAACAATATCTCGAGTAACGCAAAGTTATGATTGTGATAATTTTATTTATTATAGTAGTGGCTCTGGAATTCAATATACCACCCTTGATCCAAAAACTGGAGAAAATGTAAGAGCCAAAGATCTTATAGTTATTCCTTATAGTATTGATTACTACGATCCAAGGATAAGTGGGCAAAGCGCTCTTCTTCCGATAAATACTTCGCTAAGTTTTAATAATAGCACGAAAACCGGAGTCAATTTCTATTCTGAAAATATTCAAGCTTTTACTTTCGGTTTAAACTTTAGAAGAAGAGAGCAGAGAAGAATAAATAACGTATTTCCAATATCTAGAAGGCTGACATTTCCTTTGCAAGGTAAAGCGACCTTTTCTTTGCTTGCAAGTAAGCTTTTAAGTGGATCTCTTGTTGATTCTTTAAGTAGAGATGAAGATTATAATATTTTAATAAATTTTAATAGCAATAAGCGTGGAGTAGATAATACATTTATAGGCATTACAGGGTGTAGATTTTTAGAATTATCTTATGATTCTAAGATTGGTGATAATAAAACTGCATCTTTAGCATTTGAATTTGAAGTAGACCCAGATTTTGGAAGGAATGGAATATTTGCTAGCGGTAATATATTGTATGGTATTACAGGGTCAACAAATGTTAAAAAAGAGCTAGTATTCTAAAGGTTATATTAATTAGAAAAGATATATTTTTACAAATATAATATAAGTGTAATATATTATGAAACATATGCTATCTAGATTATTTGGCCCAAATTGGAGAACTAGCACATCAGGCATAGTAACAGTAATCGCTGTTACCACAGCTTTTGTTATTCATGGCGATAATTCTATTGTAGCCTTTCTTCCAGATAAAATTGAAGAATTTATTATTGGATTATCTAAATTAATAGCTGTTGTTAGCGGTGTGATTTTTGCTCTTACTGTTAAAGATAGCCATGTAACAGGAGGAGACGTTCCTCAAACAGTAGAAGCAAAGAAAAGAGTACAAAAAATAGAAAAAAACTTAGCTGAAAAAGCTGGAAAGAAAGAACTATGAATAAATTAAACTTAATTGCTATTGCCCTTATGGGTATTTTTATGGTTGGTTGCTCTACAACAAATACTGGTGGAGACAATCAAGTTGGTGGCACAACCGCAGTAGAGAATGCTCTACCTTATATTAAACCAGCAGTTATTCTTGCTTGCACAGTAGTTCTTGA